GAAATCAATGGCGCTCGTATTGACCTAGATTACTCTAAGCGTAAGTTTGATGAGCTAACCGCCTATGCTGAGTCTGTTAAAGGCTGGGCAAAGGAAAAGTATAACGGCGTATCAATCTCAAGTAACATTCAATTGGTGCGGTTGTTTGAATCTCTTGGCGGAGAGATCTTTGAATTTACACCTTCAGGACAGAAGTCTGCATCTAAGGATCAACTTAAGTTACTTTCAATTACAGGAAATGATGAGGTAAAGGCTCTAGCCGAGGTTGTTCTTAAGCAGCGTAAGGCAGATAAACTTGCCAATACCTACTTTGCTAACTTTATTAACGACAATGTGAATGGGTTTGTTCACCCATCTGTCAAGACTCTTGGCGCTCGTACGTCACGTATGTCTATACAAAACCCAGCGCTGCAGACACTGCCTAAGGGTGATGACACTGTTCGCACAGCGTTTATACCTAAGGATGAAGACCACGTCATTATTACCTCGGACCTTGACCAGGTTGAGTTCCGTATGTTCGCATCTCTGTCTGGTGACCAGAATCTCATCACGTTGTTTAATCGCGCAGATGCTACAGGCTCAGATCCGTTTACCGAGATTGGACGCGAGATCTACAATGACCCAACGATGCAGCGCTCAGATAAGCGCCGTAATCTTATTAAAGGAACTGTCTACGGACGACTCTATGGCGCAGGCGTTGCAAAGCAAGCGTTAACTGCAGGCGTTGCTGAGCCTCAGATGCGCACGGTATCAGATGCGTTTGATATGAGATTCCCTGGAATGGCGTTCTTCCAAAAGCAAATTGAAGACGCAGGCGTTAGACGTTTTAGGCAAGAAGGACAAGGATACGTCTACACATGGACAGGCCGTAGGCTTCCTTGCGATGAAGATAGAGCTTACACGCTTGTGAATTACTTAATTCAAGGAGGCGCGGCTGAAGTCTTTAAGTCTAATTTGATTAAACTCGACCAGGCAGATTTAACCGAACTTCTTATCGTTCCTGTACACGACGAAATTGTGTTGAATGCTCCGCGTAAGGACGCGCAAGAGATTATGAAGGTTGTGCAAGAATGCATGACTACTAGAGAAGGCTGGGAAGTCCCACTTACATCTGGAATCGACGGACCTATGGAGAACTGGGGCGAAAAATACCGATGAAATACGTACTATCAGTAGACCCAGGTAAGGCGACAGGAATGGCTTTGTTCTCGCTTGAGCAAGGGCAAGAGCCAGTGATGCTTTGGTCTGGAGAATACCAGCAAGACGAGTACGCCAAACCTATTCGTGAAACACTAAGTCTTTATCCTGAGGCTGAGGTTGTCTGTGAAAGATTTACCATCAACATGCAGACGGTAAAAAACTCACAGGCGCCTTACTCACTGGAGCAGATTGGTATTCTCAAGCAGTGTCTTATGGACGCAGGGAGAAAGGCAGATGACATCTACTTTCAATCTCCTGCAGACGCTAAGGCAATGTTTGATAATCCAAAACTAAAGAAACTAGAGTATTGGCACCGTGGTGGCGAAGGCCACGCACTTGATGCGATACGCCATGGGCTACTCCGCTGTGTAAAGGTAGGTTGGAAGCCATTACGCCTACTTCAATAAAAACCACTTACTAGGTCAAAATGTAGTTTCTTTTTTGTAAAAGCGTGTTAGTATGTATACATAACGACGAAAGGATTGATTGGTGGCAGTAGCCGTAGAGCTTGACGAATCAAACAAGCGCATAGTTATAAATGCAGAGTGGCGCTTTAAGGAACTTTGCAAATCTATACCTGGAGCTAAATGGGACCCAGGTGCGCAGTTGTGGTCCGTGCCTACAAGTTGGGCAACATGCCTAGCGCTACGTTCTACCTTCAAAACTGACCTTACTATAGGACCTAGATTAGGGTCCTGGGCGGCCAATGAATTGGCGACACGTATTACCCCAGCGAACGAACTTCGTGAACTCGAGGCCCTGGAAGAGGGCAACGAGGACCTGTTCCCTCATCAACGCGCGGGCGTCAAGTTTCTAGCAACAGCCCGTAGAGCTTTACTTGCAGATGAACCTGGTTTAGGTAAAACAGCTCAAGCAATTCGTGCGCTTAAATGGTTACAAGATGGCGGTGAAGAAATCTTCCCAGCGCTTATTGTGTGCCCTAATACATTAAAGAAAAACTGGAAGCGTGAGTTTGACAGATGGTGGCCAGGTCGCAAGGTGGTGGTTATCAAAGGATCTACTGCTCAACGCCGTAAACAGTTCGAGGAAGATGCAGATATCTATGTTATCAACTGGGAATCACTGCGCACTCACTCACGATTAGCGTCCTATGGGTCAGTTGCGCTTGCTCGTTGCAAGGACTGCGGCGGCCACGATGAGAAGGTTACAGAGAATCGTTGCGAGGTTCACATACGAGAACTTAACAAGATCGACTTTAGGGCAGTAATTGCAGATGAAATTCACCGCTCTAAGGAGCCAAAATCTAAGCAGACACGTGCGCTATGGGCTGCAACTGGAAATGCTGATATTCGTTACGCGCTAACTGGTACACCTATTGCAAACAATGTGCTTGACCTATGGGCAATCCTTCACTGGATTAGCCCTGAAGAGTGGCCAAGCAAGACACGTTGGATTGAACGCATGGTTAACACTATGCTGAATGCCTTTGGCGGCATGATGGTTCTAGGCATCAAGCCTCATATGGAACAAGAGTTCTATCAAGGACTTAACCCAAGAATGCGTCGTATGCTAAAGGCAAAGGTACTTCCTTGGCTCCCAGAAATGATGTTTGAACGTCGCGATGTTGAGATGAGCACTAAACAGCAAAAGGCTTACAACCAGATGCGCGATCTTATGATTGCCGAGTTAGAAGACGGCGACGCTATAACAGCTCCAAGTCCGCTAACTCAGACTATTCGACTACTGCAGTTCGCTAGTTCATACGCTGAAATGGCTGTAGATGAAGAGACGGGCGAAATCACAACATCACTTATTGCGCCATCTGCAAAGGTAGATGCAGTTATTGACGACATGAAGGCTGGAGACTTTGGTGATGACTCCGTTGCCGTTTGCGCAGTATCACGTCAACTAATTTACTTGCTAAGCGCTGAGCTTACTAAGGAAAAGATTGAGCACGGTCTCATCACTGGAATGCAGGATGAAGATGAGCGCCAACAAGCGGTTGACGACTTTCAATCTGGCAAGATTAAATGGATTCTATTTACAGCACAGGCTGGCGGTGTTGGCATTACACTGACTGCAGCTCGTCGTCTTATCATGCTGCAGCGTCCTTGGTCACTAGTTGATCATCGCCAAGCACTTGACCGTGTTCATAGAATTGGATCTGAAATTCACGACTCAATTATCGTTACAGACTATGTAACTGATGGAACTATTGAGGAACGTGTTATTCAGGTTCTCGAAACTAAGGCTGATAACTTTGAACAAATTGTTCGCGATAAAGAAAAGCTTCTATCACTACTCAAGGACGATAAGGCAGGAAAACTATGACCCAACCTATACGAATCTCTAACTCAGAGATCCAAACCTTCAAAGATTGTCGTAGGAGATGGTGGTTGAGTTATTACCGTCGCTTACAACCTAAGACGCAACAGATGACAGGCGCACTTGCGCTTGGTTCACGCGTTCACGAAGCTCTAGATATGTACTACTCAAAGAACATACCTTTGCTTGAGGCGCACTCACAACTTGTTGAAATTGATAAGCAAAAGCTTATTGAAAGCTACCGTGATACCTATGACCTTGAGTCCGAGGCTGAACTTGGGCGCATCATGCTTGATGGGTACATACAGTGGGTTGAAGAGAACGGCATTGATGCTGAATTAGAAATGATTTCTACTGAAGAAATTATTGAAATGCCTCTTATGGACGACAGTGTTATTCTGCAAGGCAAGATTGATATGCGTGTTCGTCGTAAGGCTGACGGTGTGCGTATGTTCCGCGACTTCAAGACAGTCGGTGGTTCGTTTACTGACTTTGCGTCTATGGCGCACATGAACGAACAGATTCTTACCTATATGATGCTCGAGACAGCGCAGAACAAAGAAGGTGAACGCTCTGAGGGTGGAATCTTTACTATGCTCAAGAAGGTAAAGCGCTCTGCAAATGCGCGTCCTCCCTTCTATGAGCAGATGGAAGTACGTCACAACGTGTTTGCCTTGCGCTCATTCTGGCAGCGTATTCACGGAGTACTTACCGACATGATGAATACTCGCAAGTACCTTGACGAAGGCGGAGATCATAGATTTATTGCCTACCCACACGCAACGCGTGATTGCAAGTGGAAATGCTCATTCTTCAGCATCTGTCCTATGTTTGATGATGGGTCTGCCGCTGAGGCTGCAATTGAAGACGCCTTCCAGTCCGCTGATCCGTACGACTATTACAAGTCTACGGAAGAGAAAAAAGGAAATGCATAATGTTACAAAAGCAAACAAACAAAAAGATGAAAGGAAGCAGTGATGTCTGAAGTACAACGTTCGGTCACTATCATGGTGTATGGCGAGTCAAAGGTTGGAAAATCAACCTTTGCGGTGACAGCACCATATCCACGTCTCATGCTTGACGTTGAAGGTGGGCATCGTTTCCTACCTATCACCGTAAAGTATTGGGATCCAATTCGAGAAGAACCTCCAGTTGCCGATGGCACCTGGGACACAGTTGTCGTGAACGTTCGCGACTACGATGTTGTTCTTAAAACATTCCAGTGGTTACAAACTGGAAAGCATCAGTTCAAGTCACTCATCATTGACTCTATCTCTGAACTTCAAGTGAAGTGCATGGATTCAATTGCAGGTACTGAACAAATGAAGATGCAACAATGGGGCGAATTGCTTCGTCATATGGGTGCGCTATTGCGTGACCTACGTGACCTTACAATGCACCCTACACAACCTCTAGAAGCTGTTGTGCTAACTGCTATGGCTCGTCCTGGAGCAGACGGTCGTTCACGTCCGTACCTACAGGGTCAGCTTGCAATTCAAGCACCATACTTCTACGACATTCTTGGCGCAATTACAGTGGAGACACATCCAAATCCAGATCCACTGCAACCACCGTTCAAGGCAAGACGTATGTATGTAGAACGTACAGACGAGTACGAAGCAGGCGAGCGAGTACAAGGTCGACTTGGAAAGATCGTTGAACAGCAAGACCTTGGAATCGAACGCATGCTCGACATGATTTTCGGACCAAAAGCACAAGCAACTCCAACTACGAAAGGAAACTAACCCGCTATGAGTACACTCAATTGGGGAGATCTCGTCAAAGAAGCTGGTGAAGTATCAACTGGCTACGATCCACTTCCAGACGGTGACTATGATTTAGTCATCGTGGAAGCAACTGCTAAGACTTCACAGTCTGGCAAAACAATGTTCGCTATTAAGGCACAGGTTCAAAATGGCGCGCACGCAAAGCGACTTATCTGGGACAACCTCGTAGTTACACCAGACAACAACGCAGCTCTCGGAATGTTCTTCCGTAAGATGATGGCACTTGGTCTTGGTCGCGAGTTCTTCGCAACTAACCCATCAAACGCTCAGATTGAGCAAGCGATTCGTGGTCGTGCATTCCGTGCGGCTGTTACTTCTCGCACCTGGCAGGGTCAGAAGAAGAACGAAATCAAGAACTACTACACATCTGCAATACCTGCACCAGGTGCACCAGTTGCAGCTGCTGCACCAGCACCTGCACCAGCACCTGCACCAGCTCCAGCACCTGCACCTGTTGCTGAGGCAGTACCCGCACCAGCCCCTGAAGCAGCACCTGCTGTAGCAGCGGCTCCACCGGCAGCACCGTTCTAATTTAAGTGCGTCTGGTTCGCCGTCTGTCCTGGTAAAGTTCAGACGGTGTTCCAAATGTACTTAACCACAAGGAGGTAGTATGAAAGTTCTAATGAGTGGGTTTACTGCTTTGCAGATAAACACAGAAAAAAGAACTATTCAAAAGATTGACGTACCTGCGTCTATTGCTCGGGCATTGCGTGAGTCTGGTCACGATGTTGACTGGCGCAAGATTACACCTGGCGAAGACCTGTCATCTTATGACGTACTGTGGATCAATCTTGCACCCCTTAACTCATTAAATGGTCGCCAAGGTGCGATGGGTGCACTCTACGCTTTGTCATCTGGCATTCCTTGTGTTGGTTTCTTTGATGATTGGCAGTTTAATACTGTATTCAACGGAGCACGTGCGCTAATTCGTAAACCTGCGATGTTGTATAAGCATCTGCTTGTAGGAACTGAACATCGCGGTGAAGAAGGCGCAACTTACTTTAGTCGCGCAGACATTGAAGCTGCACTTGAAAGAATCCGTGAGGTTAACCCTGCGGCGGCGAAAAAGTGCTACATCGAACGTTATTACATGATGGACAACGATGAAAACATTAAACCATGGGAAAAGCGTCTTGTTCAAGCAGCAACTGATCTTGTAGATAAGCGATGGGAAGCTGGCATGGTTCCAGTATGCCCTATGTATGGATTTGGTGATAGGTCAATTGTTCGCAAGCGTATGCCTGATGAATTAGGTCCTATTGAAGCTCTTGACCCAACAGCAACTATCATTCCTACGTTACAGCCCGTGATTGCAAAACCTGCGGCTGATAAAAAGCGTGCATGGGTACTTGGCGCTCTCATGCCGCACGATAATTGGCTAGAACGTAAATCATTAGAGTGGCCCGTTGAAATTGTAGGCAGTCGTAAACTTATTAAGAAGCTTGGCGGCCAACGCTTTGACACAGAGCAGGACGTACTTGAGTTCTACAATAATCACTGGGGTATTCTTTCACCACCTTACCCACACGCTGGTTCTGGCTGGTGGCGTAGTCGTTTCCTATACGCAGCGCACGTGGGGTCTATTCTTGTTACTGATAAGGGCGAAGGTGATCCATTAGGTGACGCCTATAAGCTTACAATTGCTGATGTTGAGAAGATGAGTGATGCTGAATTAGCTGCGGCGGCAATTGCGCAACAGGAAGCACTTAAGCCTTACATCCCTGAGTACTCAGCGTTTGTTGAGCACTGTAATCGCATCATTGAGCGTGCCGTTCGTGAGGACAAAGGTATTGCGTTAAACGCAGATGGGACTCGTGCATGAGCAAAATTCTTATAACTGGCATGTCTGCTCCACACGTATCAGCAGACGCAAACAAACGCACGTTATCGTTTGCAAGTTTGCTAGTACACGTGCTTACTCAACAAGGGCACGAGGTCACTCAATCAGATCCTGAAATGTCCTGGACGCTTGATGACCTAAAGAGTTTTAACAAAATTCTTGTTGGATTAAGCCCTATCACTAGTCTTAGTGCAAATAGAACCTATGGAGCTCTTAAGGTTATAGGTTTAC